TATTTTATCTCAAAAATCAAATACATTCATCGTTGAATTTGTATTATCTGTTTGAATTTTTTTTGTTTGAGATATATAACCCTTACCTACTTTATATTCTATTTCAGCACTTTCGGTAATCGGTTTGAGTTCTTTTTCAACCTCCAAACTTTCCTGAAAATATTTCATACTTGGATAATCCTTCCAAATCTTATGTTTAGGGTTCATACGGAAATCTTGAATAAGTCGTTCTAATTGATGCCAAGTCAAAGTATCCAAATTAAATTTCAACTTATCGCAGAACAAATTAAACTCTTTTTCCTTGAAAAGCAAACCGAGTGTAGATAAAGATTTTATTGCGATAAAACCTTTCTTTGAATGCCTAACGAGTAATCCTTTTGGTGTTCTATATTCTCTTAACCATTCCATTCTATACTCCCTGTTTTTTGGGTATGGGGTAAGTTTATCTCCCTTCTTAACATACATCGCACTTTTGTATATTTGTTTTGATATAACCATTACATGCTTGTATAAATTATCTTCTGTAAATCTTTCGTTGGATACTCTATCCCAAAGCCAATGATCCTCGTTGTCTTGCATGAACTCACAAAGGGACATAAATAATTTTTCTTCCATTCCCAAGGCAGAATACTTTGAAAAGTATTTGATTATGCCGTTGAATAATTCTACATACAAGTCGTCTTGATGTACTGGTAAGATGCCGTCTTTAAGGTTGTTAGAGTTCTTCATTTTGGAATAATTTATCAAGTTGTTCTTTATATCGTTGAATTTTTGTTTGTTCTGTTTGCGTGCTGCGTTGAGACTGGATATGTTTTGAATATTTGGGTTTCGTCCACTCTTTATCTTCCAAATAGAAGTATAACGGCTTTCTGCTCCCACCATTCAAATATACATCATAAATTTCAATAAATCCAATCGCTTCTTTTTTTTCTTCTTCGTTGAGTTCAACCCATAGTTTACGACATCGTGGTTCTTGACTGCTTGGGTAAAGAGAAAAAAGGGTATTAAAATCCAAAGTGTGCGCAGGCACCTTATGCTCTTTCTTTTCTTCTTTCTTATCTTCTTTCTTATTTGTAGTCATTTTGTCTACCCCCGTTAGACAATCTGTCGTGGGTCGCTCGTCAATTTGTCTATCCCCTATAGACATTTTGTCGTGGTAGGGTAGAACATTTGTCGTGGGTAGACAATCTGTCGTGGGTGTGTTCTCTAACTCACATTCTATCTTATTCACATCTACCAACGCAGGATATTTTGCGGGGTAAATGTATCTCCTGTTTCCGTTGTCTATGTAAGTTGTGATATAACCTTTATCTTCAAAGAAACTAACCAACCGAGAAATAGTCCTTGATGAACTACCAATCACAATTGCGGCGTAATCGTTTGTAAAGCAAACCCTCTGTGTAGATTTACTGAAAGACATAATCAGGGATAATAATGCGTTCTCAACGACACTACAACCCTGATAAGATTGAAACTTAATAAATGAGGTTTCCTCCATACTTGCTGTTATTTATTATATAAATATCAACAAATATTCCAAAAAAGTCAAAATTATAAATTAAATTGGTTGTCGTAGTAAATTCCTACTATGCTCGGCAAATTCTCTACATATTTGAACCCTAACACTACGAGTGGGTATATCCCTAACGATACGAGCCCCCGTAGAACATCTTTGCGTGTATCCTAATAAACTTTCTCCACGATTATAAGGAGGTAGGTAGTCAAACATAAAAAGAGTGTCTTAAATCAAAGATTTTAATACCAGCACATATTGTTATAAGAGAAGCGAGGTCTCCTATCCAATACCATTCCACCAAACCTGAATTTATCTCTTGGGTTGGCAGGTTGTAATCCGTTGTTTAGAACATAAGTGTAGAAGGGGTAATATAGAGCCTGGTTCCAATACAAGTAGTCATTAGCTCGTTGAGAGTAATAAGTTGCTAAATCCTCCATTTGATTTTTAAGGGTTCTCCACACCGCCAAATCAACAGGACTACTGAACTCACTATTCTCTTGTTGTAAACCCCTATTTGCCATCTTGGCAAGGAGATTATCAGCCAAGTATCTACCCGTCCAATACAACACTACATTTTGAGCGTAGTTGTCTAAAACTAATTTCCAATCCGCATATTGAGGAAGGTTAATATCACCTGTGGTGATTAACCTATTCATCTCATCAAACATTCTATCACCAACAATATCCCTCCAATTTATCAGGTGGGCTTGGTTCAAAGCAGGTTTAATCATACCCGATAGTAATGAATACTCAACGGGTAAATTCTCCCTTACATAACTTTCATCAATATAATAAACCATACTCATATTAAGCGGCGAAATTAGGAATAGCAAATTTATTAACAATCTTTACGGGTTGATTGTATCTCAAAGCGAGGACATTTTCCAAAGCCATATTCAATTTTTTAATGTTGGGTTTAATAACCATTTCCAGCATGTGCTTTGTGGCAACCACCAATTCATCTGCGTTCTGTGAAAACGGATTACTTGAAAAACTATGGATCCCAACCAATAAAGGTGAAGAAATCTGGTTTGAGGTGAGTATGGATTGAACGCACATCTGTAATACCTCTGTGTAGAATGTATCATTCCCCGTGTTAGAAATTGTTTGTATCTCGGGGCGTCCCTCTGGTGTATCGCTAAAGGCAAGCATTACCTTCTGTCCGTTTTTACCCATATAACTCCTCATCAATTCCTCGTATGTTTCCATCTTCTCTTCAGGGGTAGGATCTCCAATTAAACTAACAAATAGGTTGGGCATAAGCGAAGCGGCAATATTCCTTTTGTGCCAGTCAAATACCTCTGCCTCCAACACCGCTGCGTTAATACCTGATTGATACGGGGTAATTGGGTAGTGCTCATTATCACTTGGGCTATATTGTCTCCAATAATAGATTTGCCTTGCCTCACCCCTTCTCTCTAAATTGAGATTGTGAAACTTGGTAATCTTTTTATTTTGAACGGGTAATTGCCACATCGTAGAGTAGTAGAACCAATCCATCTCTCTATCGTGATCGTCGTGTTCTTTTTTACCCACACGGATATTTTGAAATGGTAAATGATAGATACTCTCTATCGCCGTTCCATCTCTGTTGGGGATACACTCTAAAGCCCAACCACCGAAAATCCAAAAGTCGTATAATAATTTGTAATATAATTCCGTGAAGGTTTCATACTTATTCACCATTATATTACCTAACCCTTCAATCTCTGCACCATCACCGATACTCATATTAACCTTACTATCAATAGCAACGCTCAATACTGGTGAACTCTCTTTTACCTGTAATAGAAATTGGGGGTAGTCGTTGTTTACATTTCCCCACGACACCCAAGGCTTATTTTTTGTTTCAATTTCTACATTCTCTCTAATATCAATTCTGTTGATACGATAGTCAGTTGTAAAAGTTTGTAAAAATGGGTTTGATTTCTTATCTTCCATATTCATAAATAGTTGTTTAACACATTAGTTCATTTCCGTTCAGATCGGTAATTAATATTCCATCTTCCAAAGTAGTTTCAAAACTCAAGAACGGACCTGTGAAAATGAGTGTATTATTATTTCGTTCACTCACTCGCATATTACTTCCTGTTATATCCCCAAAATTAGGTCCTGAAAACTTGCTTGTATCTCTTGTTCCATCACCATTAATCACAACTACCTCACCCGCAAATTGTGAATTGAATGTGAAAACACGAGTGATGATTATTTGTCCTGTTGAGAGTAATTTAATATCACCACTCGTAGTCAAAGTATCTTCTATTCCAGTTCCTATATTAGTTTGGAAACTAGTATCTACCACACCCGTATTGTCTACCTTACAAAGACCGGGTGATGCGTTAATTACACATACAACACTATCATCACCTAATAATACAAATCTGTATGCTTGTGTTGGTGAGTTAGGTAAACTCGGGAGATATGTAGCATCTAAACTACCATCACTATTTAATCTACAAATTCTACTTACTGCCGTTCCGTTGTAAGATGAGAATGAACCACTACAAATAAATTTACCATCACTCGTTTCTTTAATCCAATTCACATTACCCGTGTTGAAACCTGTTCCAACATTAAAAGTAGCATCAATTACACCCGTGCTATTTAACTTAACAATCCTATTTCTTGTGTTTCCGTTAATGGTTGTAAATGAACCCACACAAACATAACCACCATCACTCGTGGGAGCAACAGATAAAACAGAGTTATTACCAAATCCTACACCACCACCAAAGTCAAATGAGGTGTCTAATAAACCAGTTTGTTCGTCCAAACGAGCCATCCTACCTCTTGATACTCCTTGAATAGTTGTGAACTGCCCTGTGAGGATAATTTTGTTATTTGTATCAAATAAGAATTGTGTAGCCGTCAAAGGACCGATGGTAATATTACCAGTATTCCAAAGAGGATCTCTTGTTAAATCAGGAAGGAGTTTTAAGAAATTATAAGCGGTTGTTCCTTGATAGAATAAATTAGATGCATAGAAAAAGGTTGAACCTGTTAAACTTTCTTGCCACAGAGGCACTTGAGTAGTAGTAAAACCATCAAGGGCTTCATAACAAACAGGAGGAGTAGAAGTAGGAGTTGGAGTTAATGTCGGCGTTGGAGTATTCGTTGGGGTTGTGGTTTGAGTTAATGTCGGCGTTGGAGTATTGGTTGGAGTTGATGTCGGTGAAGGACAAACAACCACACCAGACACAACACCACCAACGGCAATTTGTATAATTGTTCCTGATAGTTGTTCCAAAGCATAAACTGGCGGAGCAAAAATATTCAATTGAGGATTTAGATATAATATCGTGTTGTTCTCAAATACAGGATTAGTTCCGTATAAAATTAGGTTAATACCCGAGCTGGGATTAGAACATAAACTACCCAAATCTTCAAGACAATCCGTAGAGAATGAATAAACTGGTGTTGAAGTAGAGGTTGGAGTTTGTGTAAGAGTTGGAGTGATTGTGGGGGTTTGAGTTGTTGTCGGAGTTGTCGTAGGTGTGGCAGTATTGGTTGGGGTTGGACTAACAGATGGAAGGGTAGGCGTCGGGGTAGGAGTGTTGGTAGATGTTGGCGTAGGCGATACAGGCACATCTTGTTTGTAGTATATTACATTATCTGCTGTAGTTGCGGTATTGCCCGTGTAGTAATCATTTTCAGTTTCAGTAAATACAAATGCTAATTGATTAACAAGTCGGGTTGTGGTATTCGTTATTTGAGTGTTTGTAGAACCCGTTTGCTCGTATATAGACAACCAAAACTGATTTACATTAGGTAGATGTATATTGACTATAGATGTCCCCGTAGGCGTAAGATTTATAGGTTGATTAGAATATGTTGAAAACTCAAACACATCATATTTGTTGGCATAAAATGAAGGATAGGTAGATGATATTTCACGAGGTATGAAATTCACAACATTCATACCTTGCGAGTTTTGTAAGCTCCATAGGTAAACAGGGGAGCTTAAAGTAGCATAATCACTAACATCAACAAATATTTTGTTAAGTGCGTTTTTCTCAATATAAATCATACACTATAAATAGTTAAAAAATTATGTGTTATTATCACCAATCGGTAATATATAAGAATTGATAAGTAATGATGTATCAAAGGGGATTTGTTGAAAACCAATATCAAAACTACCTCTCAATATTTTTTGAGAACCCAACAAGTAAAATTCTTCTGCAATTTTAGTAAGTTGGAAATAAGCACCTGTTAAAGAATAATGTGTATTCCAATTATTCAAATTAGGATATGAACTTTTAAGTATTCTTGTGGTTGATGTTAAGCCCGTTGATGAATTACACAAAGCATAGTAATCCGTTCCGTCAACATAAAAACCCCTCACGGAATATGCATCACTCAAACTCAAATGAGCATCGGTTCTTACCCAACCATAAGATACAGCAGGAATTGTATTGTAATAAATTTCTGCCACACTTGGTAAAGATGCCGAAAAAGGCAAATATCTTGAACCAAGTAATCTACCATTATCCCCCGTAGCACCCCAAAGTAAATTTGGTGTGCCACCAGTAATATCTGTGAAAGTTTCACCACTCCAAGAAATACCATAATCATTACTTATAGCAAGTTTGTAATCATTTAACATATTTGCTAAATAATTTTTTCTTAAACCAGGGGCAGATGTAGTATCGTTTATTATATTTCTTGGACCAATTCCTGTTGTACTGGTAGTTGCTGTTAATCTATCGTAGTTTGTTGTATCCCCCGTCCAAGTAATACCATCAGCCGAATACCAAAATACACTTCTATTATCTCCTGTTGAAGCACTATTTGCTTGTTTGCTCGCAATAAATTTATATCCGTCCCAATATACATCACCAAAATAGCCGAAAGGAGTTAAAGTTGGTGTTGAAGCTGTAAACCAAGTAGTCGCATCGTATGAATAAGTTATTAAAGGTGCGATAGTTGATGGTGGATCAAATAATTTAGCACCTACAGATACAAAAGTGTTCCCGTCCCAAGCAAAATCAAACAATTCTTGTAAAAGATTTATCGTTTGTTGGGATACACCATAAGCATTACCTTTGTAAAAACCACTATCATTCGTAGGCGTTCCACCAGTATTCCCGTATGCGTGAAATATGTAAGATTTTATTGGACTGCCAAACTCAATTTGAGGCACCCACCCACCAAAATTATATAGAGGATTTCCACCTATAAATTTTTGTTGACGAGATTTGTATAAAGGATTACTCATAATATTTTTTTATATGTTATTATCACCAATCGGTAATATAGCACCTACAAATAAATCAGTATTTTTCGCTACTTCTTCAAAACCTGTATCAAAATTGCCTTTCAATAATACTGGTTGAAGTGGGGCTTTAATACCCTGTAAGTAAAATTCATCAGCAATTTTAATTATTTGCCCATAAGAACCTGATATTGTATAATGTATGTTCCAATCTAAAGGATTTGCTGTTGAACTTTTCAGTATTCTTGTTGTGCCCGCTGATGAAGGAGAAGTATAAATTTCACCTGATAATGCATAATAATCATTCCCATCAACAAGGAAATCCCCAACAATAGCATTAACACCCATACTCACATAAGCATTAGTTCTCGTTCAACCAGTAGA